GGAACATCTGCACGAGCCGCTTTGACCGCAAAAATAAAGGAGAACCCATGCCGCAAGAACAACGTCCAACTGAAAAATTCCGTACCTCTGTGGGCGGCCAGGCCCTGATGGAGGGCATTATGATGCGCGGCCCTGAAAAAATCTGCTGCGCGGTACGCCGCCCGGACGGCACGATTGATCTGAGCTATTCCGATGTGACCACCCACTGGTACAATAAAGTTCCCCTGGTGCGCGGAGTGTGCAATATGGTGGAAAACCTGATGAACGGGTACAAATACCTGATGCACTCCGCCGATATTGCCATGACGGAAGAGGAAAAAGAGGAAGAAAAGCAGAACGAGAGCAAGCTGGACCGCTGGCTGGACGAACACGCCGGCCCTAAGGTACAAAGTGCGCTGATGACCCTTTCCGCCTGCGCAGGTGTAGTGCTGGCAATTTTTCTGTTTACCTTTCTGCCTACGTTCCTGACTGGGCTGGTGGCAAAAGTGATCCCCATGGGGCGCTGGCCGCGAGTCATCTTGGAAGCAGTGCTCAAGCTGGCAATCTTTTTGGGTTACATGTTCCTCTGCACCCGCATGAAGGAAATCCACCGCATGTTCCAGTACCACGGGGCTGAGCACAAAACGATTGCCTGCTATGAGGCAGGTGAGGAATTGACGGTTGCTAACATCCGCAGACATACGCGGTTCCACCCCCGCTGCGGCACCAGTTTTTTGATTCTGGTCATTCTGGTCAGCATTGTGCTGTATGCAGTGCTGCCGTGGAGCGGTACCATGCTGCGCGTGCTGTACAAGCTGGCCATGCTGCCGCTGCTGGTGGGCATCTGTTATGAGATTTTGAAGTGGGCAGGGCGTTCCAACTCGCTGCTGGCACGGGCTGTTTCGGTGCCGGGGCTTTGGCTGCAGCACCTGACGACCTTTGAGCCGGAAGATGACATGATTGAAGTGGCCATCGCCGCCGTTACCCCCGTACTGCCCAAAAAGCCGGAGGACGGCCAATGGTAACGCCGCTTGCCCCACAGCAGCTGGCGGGCATTCTGCCGCACCAGGCTGTGCGCATGGTGCAGGATGCTCTGCAGGCCGCAGGCTGCCCCGATGCTGATTACGACGCCCGCGAACTGCTGCGCATGGCCGCTGGAAAAGATCCGCGCTTGCTGTTTGACCCGCTTACCCGGCCGCAGGCTGAGTGCCTGGCGGAACTGGCGGCTCAGCGCATGCAGCGGGTGCCGCTGCAATACCTGGCAGGGGAGTGGGACTTTCTGGGGTTGACCTTCAAAGTCGGCCCCGGTGTGCTCTGCCCCCGCGCAGACAGCGAGGTGGTGTGCGAAACTGCCATTGAGCTGTTGCAGCAGATGGGAAAACCTGAGCCCCGGGTGCTGGACCTGTGCGCCGGAACTGGCTGCCTGGGCATTGGCATCCGCCATTTTGTGCCAAGTGCCAGCGTGACCTGCGTGGAAAAAAGCCCGCAGGCGCTGCAATACCTGCAAGCCAACGTACATGGCACCGGTGTGCAGGCAAAGGCAGCGGATGTGCTGCAATACTGGCGAGAGCTTATGCCCCAAAGCGTGCAGCTGATCATCTCCAACCCGCCGTACCTGACCGGGGCAGAGATGCAGGCCCTGATGCCGGAGACCGCCCACGAGCCAGCTATGGCGCTGGACGGCGGAACGGATGGGTTGGATTTTTACCGCGCCATTGCCGCCCACTACCGTGATATTGTCTGCCCCGGTGGGTGGCTGGTGTTTGAGATTGGCTGTGCCCAGCGGGCGGATGTGATGGAGATATGCCGCCAAAACGGCTGGCAGCAAGTGCAGGCAAGGAAGGATTACGGCGGCAACGACCGTGTGGTGTACGCCCAACGGGTGAAATAAATCTGATTTTCAACGTTTTGCAGCTGAAATGTGGAAAATGCGAAGAAAATTTTGAAAAGATGACAACAAATGGTTGTAATTCGTGCCGCGATTGGTTATAATAATACCTGATAAACGCAGGACGACCATTTGGATAGCAGCGCACCTGCCGTACAAAATAAAAACAGCACCGCAGTTGCCTGTGGTGCATATGGGATACAACGCACGATCGCTCAGATAAGGAGATATAAACTTATGGCAGCAAAAAAGGAAAGTTCATCCAAGCAGCTCCCCACCGGCCCGGCAGGGGATAAAAAGGCAGCGCTGGAGACGGCACTGGCCCAGATCGAAAAGCAGTTTGGCAAAGGCGCCGTGATGAAGCTTGGGACCAACGTTGCCATGCAGGTGGATGCCATTTCCACCGGCAGCCTGGGGCTGGACCTGGCGCTGGGCATCGGCGGCCTGCCACGCGGACGCATCATTGAGGTATATGGGCCGGAATCTTCCGGTAAAACCACCCTGGCCCTGCATGTTCTGGCTGAAGCCCAGAAGCTGGGCGGCGAGGTTGCCTTTATTGACGTTGAGCACGCCCTGGATCCCACCTATGCCCGCGCCCTTGGCGTTGACATTGACAGCCTGCTGGTCAGCCAGCCGGATACCGGCGAGCAGGCCATGGAAATCTGCGAAGCTTTGGTACGCTCCGGCGCGATTGACGCTATTGTTGTGGACTCTGTTGCTGCCATGGTGCCCAAAGCCGAAATTGAAGGCGAAATGGGTGATTCCCACGTTGGCCTGCAGGCCCGCCTGATGAGCCAGGCTCTGCGTAAGCTGACCGGTATCATCGGCAAAACAAACACCGTCTGCATCTTTATTAACCAGCTGCGCGAAAAAGTCGGTGTGATGTACGGCAACCCTGAAGTGACCACCGGCGGCCGCGCCCTGAAATATTATTCCTCTGTACGGATTGATGTGCGCCGCATTGAGGGCCTGAAGGACGCCAGCGGTTCCTTTATCGGCAACCGTACCCGCGCCAAGATCGTCAAGAACAAAGTGGCACCCCCGTTCCGTGAGGCCGAGTTTGACATCATGTTCGGCGAGGGAATCTCCAAACTGGGCGAAATGATCGATCTGGGTGCTAAGCTGGGCATTGTGCAAAAGAGCGGCGCATGGTTCAACTATGGCGATATCCGCCTGGGCCAGGGCCGCGATAACGCCAAGCTCTACCTGAAAGAACACCCTGATGTGGCTGCTGAGATTGAAAAGCAGGTGCGCGAAAATGCGGACCGTCTGCTGGCGGCCGGCAAAAAGGGAACCGTGAAGCCGCTGGAGAAGCCGGCTGTTACCCCCGTTGCTGCTGAAGATGCCCCTGCCGCTCCCATGACGGATGCACCCAAGACCACCGGCAGCGAGATGGACCTCGACATCATGGTTGACGAATAACTTGTACTTTTGCAATAAAGCACAAGGAATCGAATAAAACGCGATTATTCGTAAATTATCATTGTGCTTATGCTGCGCGATGCTCCGGTATTCTCCCTGATTTGAAGTCGTATTTTGGTCGTGGGTCGTATAAAAGTCGTAGAAAACGGCAGAATAATTCAATAAAATGAACCCCTGGAGAAGTGTGGCCCCAGGGGTTCATTTTATTGAATTACTTATTTCTGGGCCTGCTTAATAACCTGATCCGCACCGGTAGCCGCAAGGCCGGAAACAATACCAACTGCAAGCGCGGTCAGCGGATCAGTGGCCGGGAAGTCCGGCACGTTGATGTACATGGCGGCAAGGCCCAGCAGGCCGCCAAGGGCGCCGCAGATGGACGGCAGCCATTTGTTAGCCAGCGGGGTCTGCTTGACAGCCGTTGCGGCAAGGTAGCAGATAACGGTGATGCAGGCAACGGATGCGATGCCAAAAGATGCAAAATCCATGATGATTTCCTCCTATGTGTTTGTTCAATCGTTTCTGATCGGCAGGCCCTTGGCGCGGTTGTACAGCTCTGTACCTGTGCCGTTGCCGCCCAGGGCATGGTAGCTGCGGTAGAGGTATTCCAGATTCCGCATGGCGTCCGTGTCAATGCTGCCCTGCGCAAGGCAGCGGGAGCACTCGGCGTACAGGCGATCGTGCAGGATAGCCAGAAGTCCGGCCTTAATGGCTTTGCGCTCCTCTTCCTGCTCCTTCACCCGCTTGGCCAGGCGACGGTAGCCTGCCAGCAGTGCGGCGCAGATCAGGCCGAAGAGCCACTGCACCCAGTATCTGATGATCCAGTCCAGCACGGTCACTCCTCCACATACTCAGCCTTGTACAGCCCTGCATCAATCAGTTGCAGCTCTGCGCACTTGCGCATGATGTACCAGGCGTCGCCGCTGGATACCGGCCCAACGTCCAGCATCCACTGGTTGCCATCCGCACAGGTTTCGTGGTACAGGCCAGCAGTTACCAGTCCCAGTCCCTCGCACAGGGTGCGGATGGTTGCGCGGTCGCCGCTGGAGATACGGCCAATGGTAATCCGCTGCTTGTCCAGCTTGTTGGGGGTGGTATCCTCCGGTGTGGGCGTGGTGTGGCCCTGCAGGCCCGCCTGGATCATCAGCTGCTCATAGTCCTTATAGACCCGGTTGCAGTCCAGGCTGGTGCCGTAGCCGGGCACGCCCAGCGCGTTGCGGCTGGAATACTGCCAGATGCCATACGGCAGCGGGCAGGTGCATGTGCTGCTGTACTGGGCTACCCAGATATCATATTTTGCCAGCTTGGCATAATCCAGCCGGTTGCGAACAAAATCGCAGCTGGCGTACAGGATGCCGTAATACCCCGCCGCCTCGACCTCGCCCAGAAACGCATCCACCAGTGCCGTGCGCTGCGCGTTGGTCAGGCGCAGGATGCACGGCTCGTACTCGATATCATACGCCACCGGCAGGCACAGGTGCTTGCCCTTAATCGCGGCCAGGCAGCAGCGGGCCTCCTGGCGTGCCTCCGCCGGGGTGCTGGCATAGCTGTACCAGTACACGCCGTACTGGATGCCCAGGCGGGCACACTCCGCTGCGTTGCGCTCAAACTGCGGGTCAACCTGACTGCTGTAACGGCCATACCCGGCGCGCAGCATAGCATGGCGGATGCCCTTGTTATAGGCGGCTTGCCAATCAAATCTTCCCTGGTGTTTCGACACATCGATTGCGTAATACATACGCTTCACTTCCTTTGTGTTGTTTTTTACGCTGCTGTAGCTGCCCAATTTTACCGCGCCGCTGGCCGTACTGAAATCGTTGTCCAGCCAGTTCAGCGGGTTGGTGCGGCTGCCTTTCCACCGTACCTCAAAATGCAGGTGTGCACCGTAACAGTTGCCGGTATCGCCGCTGTAGCCGATCAGCTGGCCTTCCTGCACTTGCTGGCCCTGAGTCACGCAGAGCTTGCTCAGGTGGGCGTACAGCGTTTCCAGTGTGCCGTACTTGTAGGTTGCATGGCGCAGCTTGACCATGTTGCCGTAACTGTTGGTATCTCCCTGGGTGCGTTTGCCGTTCCAGCGGTATGCGATTGCAACCGTGCCACCCTCTGCGGCGTACACGGGGGCGCCAACGGCTGCGCGGAAGTCCAGCGCCCGGTGCAGGCTGCCGTCATTGTAGAGCCAGCCTGCGGTGATAATGTGCTGGGCCAGGGGCCAATGCAGCAGGGCTTCTTCATTCTTCAGCCGCATTTTTATCCTCCTTATTTTGTCCTCTTCCATATCCATACCGATAAATAAGGCGGCATGTTGTTGTGGGCTGCCCCGGAACCGCCGGAGGCGACTGTTACGGTTTTGGATTCCCAGTTCGGAATACCCCAGCCACTTGATTGCGTTTGGACATACGCATCCGCAGAGCTTCCGGTTTTGGAGCGTATTACGTTGCTTCCGTTGGCCACAGACAGCGAATAATTCGGTAGCTCGCTTTGTGTAAGCTTATGGGTGAATTCGCCCCCAGTGCTACCTGCGGGATAACTGCTGGAAGCAGCAAACAGGAAAGTATCAGATATTCTTTCCCACGTGCCACCAAATAGATTTGCCGGGCTTGTACTGTTTACGCTCATGTAAATGCTGCCAATCGGCCAGGCTGCAAGTTTTGCTTCCGCGATGGCCGCCTTCACCGCCGCCGGTGTTGCTGCAATCCCACCACTGGTTGAACTGGTTGAACTGGTCGAATCGCTCAGCTTCACCCCGCCCAGGGTTGAACTGGTAGCGGCAGGCAGCGTATAGGTACTGGAGGAGGCTGGTGTCATATAAATCTGGTTCGCATTCAACGTTCCAGAACTTTTCGCATTGTTGTACTGGCTTTGTGATAGATAGTTAATCACCAAACTGTCCAGCTTTGTATCAGTTGCCATAATCATATACCTCTCGTTACAATCGCGCTGATTGCGGATAGTCCACTCGGCAGCCCAGTCAGTTTTCCGTTGCTGATGCTTAGGCTCAGGTTGGTGCTGCTTGGGCCGCCGTATATGGCGCTCTTGTGGTACTTGTCGCCCTCAAACGCGACCAGGCTCGTAGTCTGCCCGCCCCAGCCGCCGGAACTGGTTATGGTGCCATAGCCCCAAATCTTAATGGTTCCGCTGGCGGTCTTAAAACTCACGCTGGGGTTGGTGTCCGTAATGGCATAAGCCTCCACATTGTTATTGCCATTGCCGCCGGAACTCCCGCCGCCGGCATAAGTTCCTGTCACACCAAAAATGTTCACACCGCTCTTAATGTTCCCGGCCACCAGGTTTGCATCGCCCTTGATTGTCTGTGTCCCGCTCAGGTATTGCCCAGATGCAATGCTCTGGTCGGTTGTCTTCGGGATGTAAGTTGCTGCGCTTTTTTTGGTCACATCACTGCCAATATAAGTGCTCGATATCGCATTCACGGTCACTTTGCTCAGTCCGTCATATCCGCTGTCCGGGCTTACCGTCTGGGTGCTTTCACTGGGACTGACCGTTTTGGTCTGCAAGCTTGGCGTGTTTCCGCCACTGCTGCTCCCGGCATAACTGCCTGTCACATTAAAAATCTTTACACCGCTCTTAATATTGGCCGCAGTCAAATTGCTGTCACCCTTAATCGTCTGGGTTCCATTCAAATACTGGCCGGATGCAATGCTCTGGTCACTCGTTCCCGGCGTATAAGTCGCAGCACTTTTTTTCGTCACGCCGCTTCCCACATAAGTTTTTGATACTGCATTCACCGTAACCTGGCTCAAACCATCATAGCCATTGTCGGCCTTAACCGTCTGTGCGCTCTCACTGGGGCTTACGGTCTTGCTCTGCAAACTCGCCCCACTTGCACCACCCGTCACAAAGCCGCCCTGCATATCAACGGCATTGCTGCCTAAATACACACCCATGCAGCTGTCACCACCTTCTGAGCGTAACGCTTGTCGCGCCAACGCTGGCTGCCGTTAGGTCAATGGTTTTTGCGCTGCTGCCGTCCCATGCGCCCTGACTGGTTCCGTTCAGTTTGATGGTCAGGCTGTTATTTAGTTTTTCGGCGCTCGTTGCGGAGCCGCCCGCGTTGCTGGAACCGGCATAGTTTGTGGTTCCGGTGACTTTGGCCCCTGTGGCACTGTGGGCAATTACCCCTTTCGGCAGGTCGGCAGCCCGCACCGTATCGCCGGTCAGGTCGAGGACAACGGCATCATTGATAACAACCTTGTTTACGGCCATGCTCAGCCTCCGATCGTCAACGTCTGGCCGCCAGCCGCATTATCAACGTATGTGGCCGGGATCGCCTGCACAGTAACTTGAGACAGGCAGTTATACGCTTTGTCGGGCAGCACAACCTGCTGCTCAAAGGTCGGCGTAACGCTCTTGGCCTGCGGCTTCATACCTTCGCTGCCGCTCATAGAGCCTTTCACGCCCAGGACCGTAACGCCCTCGCGGATATTTGCGGGCACCAGCTTGGCCTGTTCGGTCGCTGCGATAGTCACTCCGCCCGCGCCATCATGAAAGCCCATGGGAATGGTGTACTTACCAGAAACGGTGCTGATTTCACCGTTGACTTCGCCGTTGTTGGGCATTGTGCCGGTCATTTTAGCGCCACGCGCGTAGAATGTTTTCCCGTTCAAAACCTCCGCCACAGCTGCGGTAGCATCGCTGGTATCCGCGTCTTTCGTGCTGGTACCGGTAATAGGGGCGCCGGACTTGTCGTGCGCTGTGATACCTTTTGCGAGCTTGTCCGGGGTAATGGTATCGGCAGTCAGGTCAAGCTTCGTTTCCTTGCCGATAACAACCTTGTTTACGTATTTATTGGGCATTGTAGTACTCCTCTCCTATAATCAGTGTGTAACCGTTGGAATCGTTGGTTACCTCGTACTGAGGTATCTTTTTGATTGTTATGTTCTGCTGCAATAGCCGCTTTGCGGTGGGCAGGGTCTGCGCCGAGAACAACGGCGTGATGTCATATGGCCCTGCATACTCCGGCGCGCTAACCACTGCGGTGCCTGTAATGCGCACTGATACGGCGCTCTGTTGGGCACCTGGATCATGCACCATCAACCTCCTGGAATAAGGTCGGGCTCATTTTGAGCGCCAGAATCTCCGTCTGCGGCTGGTCAGTGCTGTCCCGCAACGTGATGCGGGTGTCCATGTACAATGTTTCGCCGCCCATGAATTTGTATGTCTCCGCCCGCGTCCAGGGGATAAGGATGATGTTCTGCCCCGCTTGCCGGGTGCAGTCATCCGGCCAGACGTTGGATTTGATAGCCGGGAAGCCATTGTAGTTTTTTTGCTTAAACACAAATTCTATCCGGCTTATCTCGTCCAGGCTCATGCCGATTTCCACGGGCAGCACAAATTGCGTTCCCTGTTTCATTCGTTTTTCTCCTCAGCGCCTTAATTCGGCATTTTTTCTTCCTCTGTTTTCGGAGTTTCGATGTTTGCCGCCGCTGCTTCTTCCGCTGCCATGTTTTCGCGCACGGCATTCAAAACGTTCTCCAAAATCAACTCCGTCACGGCAAACGGCAGCTTTGCCTCGTTAATTGCAGCAATAACTTTGCGTTTGCACTCTTTAATGCGTTTGTTGTCAGTCATGGGGCATCCTCCTTACAGCCGCGCGTTCACGGCGTTTTTCAGTGTGCTGATTGCGGCCAGAACTTCCTCATCAAGGGCCACAAAAGACCCCCGGTTGTTCTGGCTGGTGATGTTGCCGCTGTCGTCCAGTTCCATGTAGGTGTAGCTCACTCGCTCACCTTCGGCGGTGGTCACGATTGCTACTGCGCTTAATTTCTTCATATTTCACTGCCCTCCAAATCATCTAATAGTGTATCAACGGCCTGTTTGGCGCCGGTGTCCATGGTCAGCAGGTCAGCTGCGGCATCGGTGCTGGCCTCCTGCGCACGGGCGGCGGTGCTGGCGGCCAGCTCAATGCCTGCCGGATCGCCGGCAGGGTAGCTGCTGTCGCTGCGGTCGGCATAACTGCCCTCGTACCCACGCTGCGCGGCCATGCAGAGCCACGCAAAGCGCTGGCCCGCCGCACCGTGCACAATGGCATACTGGCCGCAATCCTCCGCCCACAGGTGCCCGGTGCCGTCAAGGTCAGTCAGCAGCCAGGCGGGCTGCCCGTACTGGGCGATGGTCTCCGCATAGCGTGGGTCAAGGGCAATCAGGCACCAGCCGTCTGGGCTGCACCGGCCCTTACCCCAGTCCGCAAAGGTCGGCACGGGGGTCTCGAACGCGGCCATTTTCAGCGCGCCGAAGCTGGTAGGCACCACGCGGGATTTGCTGCCCCAAACGTCCAGATTGTGTACATTCAGCTTGCCGGAGACACCCACCCGGGTCGTGTTAAAATCGGCGTCGCTGTCATCGCTGCGGTTGTAGGTGATCTGCATCCCAACGTAAGATG